GATCACGCTTTTTATCGAACGATTTTAACGGGAGATGCTACTGATGGATTCCCTGGATTAAAAGGCTTTGGCCCTGTTACGGCAACCAAATTACTTGATGGTTGTACGAGTGAATTAGCTATGTGGGAGAAGGTTAGAGGAGCCTATCTTAAGGCAAGTACCAAAGACCCAGACACACCAGAAATACTCTCTCAAGCTAGATGCGCGAGGATACTAAGACCAGGGGAATATGATTTTACAAAAGAGAAACCAATCGAATGGGAACCACCAACGTCTATCGAGGGGGTGTTTATTCCGACATTACATGATTAAAATATTGTCAACGACCCTGTAGACCTAGCTTATGGCTGAACAGATACCAACAAAGTCAGACAATCCAAAAAAGAAAAATCCTTTCCAAAAATTTAAAGACGGCTTAGACGACACCACGACTACACTTATAAAAATTGTAGTTCTTGGGTGGTCGGGTGCGATCTTGACTTTAAATTACGTTTCCATCCCAGGAATACCTCAACAGAAAATTGATCCAACATTCATAGCTTCAGTATTTACAGGGGTTTTGGCCTCCTTTAATATTTCCACAACTTCTAAAAAAGGGGATGGAACTTATAAAATAGACGAAGGTAAAAGTAAAACAATAGGAGGGGTAAATTATCAAACAATTAGAGTAGAGACACCGATAAAGCTTGTGCCAATGGAGCCAAAAATAGATCCAATTACAAAGAAACCTGTAGACCCACAAACAGGAAAACTTACATGAAACGACTACTAATTCTTCTGCTATTAGCAGCTCCAGCTAACGCCGATCTTACGCACAGCATCACTAAATCAACTTCTTTAACAGTTGGTGCTGCTGCTACTCATGCAAAGCGTATAGGGACATCTTTTTCAATTTCGGGAAGCGGAATTGATACAACCGATGGCTCGACGGCAAATACGGTGAGTGCTGGCACAGTAACTTCAGGGATTTATACCCCAGGAGCAATTGCAGCAACGCAAGACGTACCAGGTGCAGCGTTCTCGTTTTCAGCTTCTCTGACTACAGGAGATACTTTGCCTACCAGTGCAGTTACAACAGGAACTACACCCAACTTCTCAGACATTGTGACCACAGCTTCAGGAACAGCAGGATCTTTGGCTGGAACCATAACTGACCAAGCGATCACCCTAACTGCGGGAGGGGCAAATACTGTCGCACTGGGACAGATAATTAATGAAATCAAAGTGGACTAGGATTGCACTTCTATTTATTACTTTTGTCCCACAAGTTAGGGCAGAGAAGATAGTGCCAAATTTTCAGCAGGGAGTTTTACAGAATCACACCGAAACTAAGACAATTCTCAAACGCGACCTGACCGTGTTTGAATTTAGGAATGGGTATGAGCTAACTTTTGGCGGCCATAATGTCAAGCCTTCTACAAATAATATTGCACCTTCTGGATATGTAAAAACAGCAGGGACAGTATCAGGAACAGCTACAACTTATGTTATGCCAGATCTAACAACTAAGCCTCAATATTCAATCGTCAACGAGGGTGCATCCTTTAGTTACTATGAAACGCTAGAAACTCCAGGGATAAAAAGTATGACAAAAATAATTGAGGAGCAAACAATTGAAAGTGTTTCAGATAGCACGAGTACTTTTCAATGAAAAAATATTTATATTTAGTAGCGTTAATATTTCCTCTTCCTTGTTACTCACAGAGCATAAATACATCATCCCAGTCAACCGGAAATGTGACCAATCAAGCTGTACAAATTGTACCTTCTCGCCAGTTCCAATATCAACTTGGGGCAAATCAAGTTTGCCAAGGAATGACATTAAATATATCGCCGTTTCTTAGTCATACAAATAGCTTTGGGTCGCCTTATCAGCCATATTATTCTAGAAATATTTATTCAACGAAAGATATAGAGGGTGCTTTTGATGATAATAATAATCCAATTGGGGACGGCGAACCAGATGAGCCTACAAAAATAATCAGGACAGAGCAAGTTCGTACAGGGATGCAAGAGTCTAATACAAGTTTAAACGGCGGTATAACCGCCACCCTGTCCATACCATTAAGTTTTAGATACCAAAAGCTTTGCCGCAAGGGATTAGAAAGACAAGTCGAAATGTATGAGGCTTCTTTAGCATCAAAAAGATTGAATTACGAGATGTCGAGATTAGCTACATGCTCAAAACACATCAGACTCGGAAATATTTTTGTTGGAGAAATGGCAAAGATATGTGCAGACGTGAAAATTGTTTCGCCTCCTAATGTTCAGCACACTCACCCTATTTCTTCCGATCTCTCTGCAACTTCCGACGCTCAAAAGTAGATAATACTTTTTGTTTTTTACCAATCATTTTTTTAACTTTAGCTATTAATTTTTTAAATATTGGTTTAAGAGCTTTGGTTAATATGGGTGTCAATGTAGCGGCGGTTGTAGCCACAACAGTTATTCCGAATGTAGTTGCAGCGACGCTCGAACTAGGGAGATACTTGTCTGCAATATTGGTTGGCCCCCATATCTCAAGGCACTTATCCCCGACCAACTCGAACCCGATTACTTTCTCTTTTGCCTTTGCATTTCTTATATCCCCCAACCGATACTGTTGATCTTTAGCAGGACATTCAATCTCTATGTCTCCTGTATCAGCTAAACCTGTACCCGTATCTGTATTATTATTCTTGTTTTTTTGTGGTTTTGTTTCGTCGTCAGGGGGTGTAGGGGTAGGAGGTTTTTTTAAAGTTTGCATTTTTACAGGGTTATATCTCATCGGTTCAAAGAACGGAAAGATAAAATCAAACCCTGGCTTTTCTACATTTAATTCTCTTGTTATCTGAGGAGTAGTAGGAAGACTATTTATTTTTGGTATTCCAACTTTCTCTACTTCTATCTTTTCAATCTTCACTTAGCAATCTACGAAGTCGCCACCTATCTCTTTTCCTAATTCGCCTGCTTTCTTGGTGGCTAATGCGCTGGCAATCCAGCCCACTACTGGTATTCCAGATAAAGTACTTGCTGCTGGTGTCGCCGTGATTAGGCTCTGGCCCACTATCTCACCCTGCGATTCTGCCGACCCGCGATCTTTAATGCATTGGATTTGCTCAGCAGATAAAGCCTTAACAGGATTACTCGCTAACGTTTCACGATGAACATAGCTTGTCTTCACCTTGCCGCCCCAGGACGGAGACTCGCGCTGAATACTTTCTAATGCAAGCTTTGGATCATTCATGTTATGCCTCATCATTATTTCGGTTGTATCTCCTTCTTTCTTGTACCTAAGTTGAGACGAACTGTTGTTTGTTGTGGCTAATTGTCCAAGGCTCGGAATTGAATTTGATCGGCTTAAAAGAATCAAACTGAAAAAATTGGATCCAATAAGACCTACTCCCAAAAGAGCTGCAAGATTAGTATTATTTTTCATAACCTAAAAAGGCAGTGCTGGGCCTGTTTTGCCAGGTAATTTTATTTGATTTTGAATAATATCAACCATTTGATCCTGAAGAGTCAGCATCATATTGTTCATAAATTCAACTCGTTTCATATACATCACTCCTCCAGCAGTTACGACCATTAAGGACATAACAAATGATGCTACTGACATAGCATTACAGATTTTTTGCAGCATTAATTCTACGGCCGTGTAGATATAGCCTAGCTATTATTTATGTCTATGCAAATTTATGTAGATTGCAAAATCGCATTTTTGACAATCATTTTATTCGTCAGCAGTACGTGTAGAGGGAAATTGTCTTTCATCTCCAGGCCAGATAATTCGTACCCCGCCTACTCCACCATCACCTGAGCTTGCCCTTCCACCAGCACCATATACACCTGGAGTATAGCCCCAATAAGAGGCACTTGTACCACCAGATCCACCGTTACCAGTGTTTCCACTACTACCAGCAGCACCACTAGTTCCTTGACCTAAAAGACCTACACCACCACCAGCAGCTTGGTATCCACCACCACCACCGCCGCCAGATCCAGCCTGACTACTTCCTGGGTAGCTAGTTAAACCTCTTCCACCGTTACCTGAATATCCACCAGCTCCACCGCCGCCTCCCTGTGCGGCGTTTCCATTTCCTCCATTTCCTCCATTTCCTCCACCATCATGTCCAGATGGAGTACCACCAGAGCCGCCTGTTCCAATATTACCTCCTTTTCCACCTGAACCACCGCCAGCAGATAAGGTTCCACCAGCATGAACAAAAGTTGAAGCAACCCCGTCATTACCGGGATGATCAAAACCACTAGCATTTCTTCCCCCTGATCCTACCGTAACTGTATAAGCAGTACCCGGTACGACAGTAATATTATTTTTATAAGCTAAAGCACCGCCACCACCGCCGCCAGCATCTGCTGAGTTAGTTGCACCTCCTTCACCGCCTCCTCCAACACAGACAACAGAAACAGAAAAAACCCCATCGGGACAAGTCCAAGTAGTTGAGGTGTTAACACCAATACTTGTTGTAAACAGAACCTGACCTGGATCAGCTAGCACAATTCCACCAGCACCAAGTAGCATTTGTTGTATTGGCATTAGCTCAACCCCGCACCTGAGATGTAAGCAACTGTTCCTGAAACCCACAGAATAGTAGCCATTCCTCTTGTGGCTAGAGTGCGGTTCGCATTAGTACCATCAGCCGTGTTGTACATAGTTGTTCCTTTCGTAATCGTTATATCTCCAGCCGTATTATTGACAATTGTTATCGCATCTCCAGCAGAATGTCTACTATCTACCCATACAATATTACCTTCAGCTAAAATGTGTTTTCCACCATCAGAATTAACTAATGTATAAGCACTAGATCGATAATTTTGAGGTATCTTTCTTATATCACCTTTGCTGTCTGATACCGTTCCATTAACCAGAAATCCTGAATTTGTCGTCTCGGCTCGCTTTGTTCCGTTTTCGTATAATTCTACGGCTCCGTTAGGTATCAGCTTCATGGAATCTTCACCACTTAAAGCTTCAAACTGAATATTGCTGCTACCAGACCCTTTAAACATAAATGTGCCAGTATTGTTTGTTATAAATGCAGCAGCTCCAGTATGGTAGACCTCAAAATCTGATCCAGTACCAAGTAATAACTTCTTACTATCTCCTACATTTATATGCTCACTAGATGTCCACGCATCAGTAGCATTTACCCAGTTAAACGTCTTATCTGAAGCACCCTTAAGTGTAATACCACCACCATCAGCAGTTGTGTCTGAAGGAGTTGAAACCTTGCCAATCGTTATATTTTTATCTTCTACATCTAAATTTGTTGTATCAATCGTTGTTGTTGTCCCATTTACAGTAAGATTCCCCGATAGCGTGAGGTTCTGTCCCGTTGCTGTCCCTGTTAGTGCTGGAGAAGCTAGAGGTGCTTTAGTTGCGTCAGCAGCATCTACATAAGCTTTAACTGATTGCTGACTTGGAGGCCTAGCTGCAGAATTGCTACCTAAATTATCTTCATCAATTAAGGTTAAAGTTTGAGCATCTACATATGCCTTAACTGATTGTTGGCTTGGTGGTCTAGTTGCAGAATCGCTACCTAAATTATCTTCATCTAGAACAGCAGGTGATTTAGTGTCTGCATACGCCTTAACTGATTGTTGGCTTGGTGGTCTAGTAGCACTGTTAGTTGCCATGTTGTCTTCATCTATTACATCCGGCAAAGCATCAACATAAGCTTTAACTGATTGTTGGCTTGGTGGTCTAACAGCACTATTAGACGCAAAATTATCCTCATCTAAAGAGTGAGCATTTACATAAGCTCTTACTGATTGTTGGCTTGCTGGCCTTATTGCAGAATTTGAAATCAAATCATCTTCATCTATCACTGCTGGAATAGCCGTTACCGCAGATTCTTTAGCAAGTGGAGTACCACCAGCCGTACTCCCGTCGTGAACAACGATAGTGTCCTTAGTAGTATCGACAGTAACTTCACCCTCCGCCCCCGTAAAACTACTGTGTTGTGAAGTTGTACCTCTTCTTAGTTTTAATAGTTTTGCCATGATTAAGAAAGCGTACCGAAGTCAACTTGAAGGTTATTTCCACTTATAGTACCTACTTCTGTCAGGTTTTTATCATTACAGTCTAAATGTCCTCCTAATTCTGGAGAGGTATCTTCAAGTATATTTGACAACCCCGCCGCTGCCGTAACAGTCCACACACTGCCATTGTAATATTTTAATACGTTATTAGTAGCGTCATACCATAGATCACCTTCATTCAAAGAACTACTAGGTGCTGAACTTGCGATTCTATAAACTTCAGCAAAGTTATTTATGCTTGATAAATTACTTACCGTTGTATTGATATTTGATATAGCCCCTGCAACCGTAGTTACGTTAGAACTAATGCCTGCAACCGTAGTTACGTTAGAACTAATACCTGCAACTGTATTAACGTTAGCGATCCCACTAGCCACAGTATTAATGTTATTGCCTGTTCCCGTTGATAAGGCATCAACAATACTTCCCAAATCTTCCGTAAACGTAATTTGACCAGAGACAATTGATATATCAGTTAAAACTGATTGAGGAGGAGATACAGCTTGGAAAGCAGTTCCATTATGAACTTTTAAAGTTTTATTAGAAGACGAATCAAACCATAAATCTCCAGCGGCTAAAGCGTTACTTCCTCCATCTGTAGTGGGGGCAGAAGTAGATATTTGATATAAATCAGCAAAATTACTAACATTACTAATATTGCTTGCAACTGTATTTACGTTAGTAATTGAACCTCCGACGTTATTTATATTAGAAATATTGGTTGCACATGTATCTAAGTCACTAACTATTGCTGTAGTACCTAGCGTATTTAGATCAGATACAGCATCAGCAGTACCTAATCTTCCTATCTCAGTAGCTTTTGCAGCCACAGCACCTATATCTGTTGCATCATTAGCTACCGCCGTTACATCACTTGCTATCCCAGCAACAGTTGTGACGTTGGCTGATACTCCAGCAACAGTTGTCACATTGCTTGCTATCCCAGCAACAGTTGTGACGTTGCCTGAAATCCCTGCAACAGTTGTGACATTGCCTGAAATCCCTGCAACTGTATTTACGTTGGTAACATTGCCAGCAACCGTAGTGACTTCAGTTGATTTGGGAGACAAACGATGGAATGTATAAGTATGAAGAGTATTTGTTGTTTCAACAATTCCTCCATATCCAGCAGCCAATACTGTTGTTCCACATCCTGTAATTGTTACTGTATTTCCTGATCCAGCTCCGTTTGCAATAGTGACACTTCCACCAGAAGGAGTATGAGAAGAAGCAAATTCTTTAATACTAACTAATGTTCCAGTTCCGTTATTTACATCAGGGTTCGCAGCCGGAAAAGCTGTTTCACTTGCTATTGGAACAAAGCCACCAACGTCATCAACTAAGTCAATAATCCTGTCATTAATTGCTGCTGTTGTTGCAATTGTTGTGTCATTGTCAGGGAAAGTCTGACCATCTTTAATTGTGTCGCCACTACTAATATTGAAGTAACGAGCATCAGAAGCTTTAGTCGTGAAATAAGAAGTGTTGGTTACTGTATGTGTTGCTTGCTCAGTATCAGTAACTTTTGCAGCAGCAGCTAGGTCAGTAGCCGTATCTGCATTACCTGTTAAGTCACCCGTGACATTACCAGTCACATTTCCTGTGACATTTCCCGTTAAATTTCCTGTTAAATTACCCGTGACATTTCCAGTTAAATTTCCAGTTACATCACCAGTTATTGTTCCACTAGCGGTAATTGCAGCAAATGTTGAATTGCCATCTACATTTAACGTACTATCAAAATCTACAGCTCCAGTAACATCTAACGTCCCTGGAACATCTACATTGCTTGTCCACTCAACACCAGACCCACTGGCATCAGTTTGAAGAAGTTGTCTCGCATTTCCATCTTTTAATTTACTTACATTAATTTCCGCTGTATTACTTATATCTTCATCAACAATAGTGCCATTCAATATTTGAGCCGACGCAATACTTCCTGTTCTTTCTAGATATGCTTTTGTTACTGCGTCTTGTGCTGCTGTTGGATCTCCTAACCCTGTAATCTTATTTGTTCCCATTGCGATTGCCCCAGTCATGGAGCCTCCGGCCTTCGGCAGGGCCGCGTTCGCTGTAGCAGTAGCAACATTAGCAGCATTCGTAGCAGCAAGAGATTTAACTGCTCCTAAAGCATTTAGATCTGCTTGCTCTTGGACAATATATAAGTTCTGTAAATCTGCATTATTCAACGCCTCCGAAGTTAAATTTGATCCATCATTCCAAGGAGACAACTGTGAATCCTTTGGTGTCTGCCTTTGAATCGTTAACTCTTCTCCAGACGCAAGACCAGACGTAAGAGTTATTTGTGTTGCACTTGTAAAGTTATAATCTGTTCCGTCGCTTAAAGTTGAAGTCTGGGTTTCTGCTAATAGATCTCTTCCCTTGTAGACCTTGACATGAGATTTCAGCAGGTAATTAGAACTAAAAGGCAAGCTGAAAACAGTCTGCCCAGTGTTCGTAACCTGTACATAGGTATCAGCCATCTTGCGGGACTCTTACAAGGACGTAGCCCTTATTGTAAGGCTTAATCGGAATTTGCAAAGAATCACTGATTAATAATTGCCTCCAGCTCTTGTTTTTCTAGTTCTTGATCGCTTCTTCCTGCCTTTCTTGTCTCTTGAAATTCTATAAATTCCTTGCTTCTTTTTTGGCTTTTCATCACAGTCCTCATAGATCTCCACTTAACTGCGGCTGGATGGTCACTTACGTTAAATGCTTCCAATGCAAGCAAGGCGTAATACTGTTTAATTGCAGAAGTTAATTTATAAGGTAACTTTTCTTTAAATTCTTTTTTTGTCATATCATTTCTGCCTCGGCCAAAAATAGTTTTACCTCCTAATTCAATATCATTTGATATTCCCTTAGTTCGCATAAGTTTTTTATAAAACGGACTATTAAAAAGAGATCTAAAAGCTTCTTCTGGACTTTTCTTATGAATATGTTTTATTAGTTCATTCCCGTAAGTCCAAATAACCGCTTCTCCATCCACGTCAGGATCGCTCATTTTCAATACATTTCTTTGACCTTTTAATAAACCACTTTTAATTACAGTTTCAGCAACTACTGGATCAAATTTATACGTTGGATTTAAGCCTGCTTCCTGTATTTTGAGGTAATGAGCTTTATTGCCTTTAAGATTAAAATAAGTTTGATTGTAAAGTTGCTGCATATCTTCATCCATAGGAACTCCGTCTAATTCTCTATTCAAAAGAGGGCCAGGAGGATCAAGAAGTCCTAACCTAAACAACTCTGGATATACCTTTTCATCCCCTTCTGGATGTTCTCCTGGTTGAAATCTAAAGTTCTTAAGTCTTTTAAAGCTTTCTCCCCAAGTCAGTCTTATTGGGTTGCCAAGCCAATCAAAATTTTTAAACTTACCACCAGCATAAGTTGGTAATCCCCACAGATTTACAAGTGCATCTCTTGTTTTGCTTTCCAGTTGTTGAAGTTTAAATTCATCAAGCAATTCATTTTCTTCTTGATCGTATTCTTTCGGCCTATAAACTTGACTTGGTTTAGCATCAAGTAATCTTTCTGCTTCTCTAACTGGGCCTACTCCGTAAACCTGCCCTGAAGCCATATAGCCAGCTACTTGACCAATTCGCCTGTTCCCGTATTGATCTCCATAAGCAGCATCAAAAAACTGTTTTAGATTTCCGACTGCCGTTGTCCTTGTTAAATGACCAGCCAAAACTGTAAACACCATATCAACAAGACCCTTATCGTCATAAAGACTTGTATTGGCTCTCGTAGATGCCTCTCTTATATCCTCTAGCAAGAAGATCGTGCTTAAAACAGGGATGCCACCAATAAGTTGAACACCTCCGATAGAGTTAGGCTTCTTACCTTCTTTTTCAAGTTTAATTCTCCATTCTTTATATTCTCTTGGATTTACTGGCCCATTTCCAACTATTAATCCATTAGAACTAAGCATTCCCCATGTGGCGTAAACATGAGCAGCCATTATGTAATTAGCTTTTATTCGTGCTGCTTGCTTAGGAGTCCATTCATTCGTATTGGCTATAAGCCTAAAAGAGTCAGCTATTGGGCCTATTCCAGTTAAAGTAAAATCTAAACTTGCTCCTTTGAATGGAGCCTGCAAGTAAGGGAACATAATATCTGCTACCCAATTTTTCTTTCTTAAATAATCAATTCCGTGATAAACACCAGCCCCAGGATTCTTTTCACCTGGCTTCCCTTGAAATCTCATGTCTTCAGAAAAGATTGCTGCCTCACGAGATTCTTTTGTATTCATAACAGGAGCCCCGTAGGTCTTTGCTGTTCTTTCTTCTCTAATTAAATCTTCAATCTCTGTGTCTCCAACAATATCTGGAGTAAACCCTTTTTCCTTACGATATTGAAGTCTCATCTTTTCGGTAACTTCAGTCTTATACATAGCCTCATCCATTTGTTCGTTAATCCAATCATTAGCTAGTTTTCTGTCAATCTTTCCTTTCTCGTCAACAAGCCCAAGCTGTACCCCATCTCTCCTAACCCTCATCTCAAGGTCGTTAGCAAGATTGTAATGATGAAAGAAAAAACCAGATACGTTATCTACTGCTGCTAAATTTGTTAATCCAGGTCTTAAAAAATAACTTTTTTTTGTTTTGTTATACAGCCAAAGCCTTGTATTGGCGTGCATTTGTCTTCTTAAATGCTCTGGATTAAAATTACGCAAAGCTTTTCTAAACTTATTTTTTGGCATCCAATCACGCAACATTTCTAATTCTTGAACTTGCTGATCAACTGATTTGAAATATTTTCCATAAGTATCCACCTGGCCAGCGTAATGAAGAGATTTATTGCTCCAAGCATCTAACCAAACTTCTTTCCCAGACCCCCAAAGAGCTTTAGTCGCTGCCCCGTAACCTCTGAATAATGCTTGAAATTCATCGTAATAACCATCCATCAAGCTTGTGCCATGTGGTCGATACATAGCTCCTTCATGCAATTTTCTTGCGGGGCCATACAAAGCCATAACTGCATTTGATCCGACGTTTAAGCCTTGCGTTCTTAAATTCCAAAGTTGAGAATCTTTTGCTAAAACATTAACCATTCTGTGCATCCTGTCTTTCCAAGTGGAAGGATCATAAATTTTAAAAGGATCAGAACCCTTGATATTCGCAGTCTTGATTTCTAATTCAAGCTGACGTAAACCTTCTGCTTTGTTAGTTCTAAAAGTATCAGCGGCAGAAAGTAGCCTTGCTATGGGAGACTCCTCTCCAAAATCTTCTGGCCTCATGTCTCTCACTTCCTGAACAGTTTTTGTATCTATAGATTCATCAGCAGATCGTGAAATAGAGTCAGACGCAATATCTAGTTCCAAATCAAGGAAACCACCCCCTTGCATTGCCTTTCCTTGTCTTGACCAAGTATTTCTTATAAAGTCATATTGCCTTTCAGACATCAAAGCAACTTTATATGTATCAATTGCTTTAAGTCTTAAGTCATCAGGCACTTTCGTTGCCTCATGTGTAGCCATAAATTTTTCAAAATCATCCATAATATCAAGAAAAGCCTTATGGCTAACTTGATAAAAAGCTCTAATTCTTAAAGTTTTTTCTACCGCTGTATTGAAAGAATCAGCATCTTTCTCCATTAACGAAATTATTTGTTTGGGAGACATTGACCCCTGTAATGTTTCCGACATTTCATTAGCAGCTCTATTTACATCGGCAGACAAAAACTTCCATTGATCAGGCATCATTCTTTGTCCACTTAGCTGAAAAGCTTTAGATATTAACGCCCAATCTCTAACAATTTTGTCTGGAGCATGGCGAATTAATTGAGCAAAATTAGTAGGCTGGCCTGCTGGAATATTTACCTCTGGATCTGCTTTTGCTTCGTTGTAAGTATCTTTAATTAAATCATCAATAGTTCCATCTTTTTGCAAGTTTTCATAGTCATCACTAAAGCCTCCCGCCATTTCATTTTTAATAGCTTCATCATCAGGTACTTGAGATGACTGCAATCTTTTAATACGAGTCAAATCTTGTTCGATTTTGTTTTTCCCTTTTATCAAGTCTTGTCTTTCTTGATAAAGATCATCGCAACTAGCCATTAGCAACCCTCCTTAGTAAATTTGTTGTTATTGCCAAAAAGTAGATTGTCGTAATCAGCTTTTTGAGCCTCAAGATACTCAAAGATTCTCATAGTTAATTGTGGTGAATGTTTGTGACTCCAAGCATTAAGTTTTGGAGTAAGAAAAAACATTTGTTGAGGAGTTAATTTTGTTATCGCTGCTGCTTTCGCAACATCTCCAGATGCCGCTAATTCAAAAATATCAGCATAGCCAAGTTGCTTCTTTCTTAAAATATCGTATTTAATTCTTATATTTTGCAAAAACTTTTTAAGTCGCTCAAATGACTTTTGAACAACTCCTCCTTTTGTAAGTTTTACTTTTCTATTTGTTGCCCATATACCAAAAGCCTCGGCCTGGATCTCTTTATTACTCATTCCAGCTTGAAAATTACCCCCGTGTTTTTTAATAATATTGACCATCTCAGTTATACTTTCAGGACTGTTCATTAATTTTTGAAACTTGGTCGCACCAAGACGTTCAAAAAGATCTTGAACGCCATGATAAGACTCGTGATACAAAGTCCATGAAAAAGGTCTTCCTCCTTTGGGAACATTTGAAAGCAAACCTCCTAATCTACGGTTCAAGGCTGGATACAAAGCAAGATAAATTGAATGCTGAATTTGATCAGAATATTCAATCGGAACGTAAAGACCTTCAGTGGTTCCCGCTGCCGTCCTCGCTAATGGATCATCAGGATTTCGAGAAATAAATGTAGCTCGGCCAGCATCCCATTCCGCAACTGTTCTAGCTACTTCTTCTTTGCTAGCCATATCCAGCATGTTTAGCTCATCAAATACTCTTAAATTTTCAAAAGGTATTCCTGAAACCCTTAAAGCATCTTTCATGCCTTCCATTAACTCAGTACTTAGTTCTTGTGACTGAAATATTCTTCCTTGTAAATCATCAGCAATATTAAAACCATATTCTGCCAAAGAATCTGCTGCCATAATTGCCTCTCTTGATTTAATTTGTGATAAATATCTTCTGTAATACATTTCATCGTAATTACCATTTGTATAATCAATACCTGTAATAGATGATTGTAGCTTTGGTTGTTTAGTATCTTCAGGTAAATCATCAAAAAGATTGGGATCTTTCTCTGTTTTACTTGGAATAATGTCGCCCTCTGCTTTCTTTTGCTCATAGGTCTTTTCGTAGTAATTAGAATCAGATCTTTCTTTAGTTAATTTGTCGGCAGCAATAGCATCATCAACACGACCTTGCTCTTCTTTTAATCTAAATTCTTGATCAATTAATGATAAAAATTCTTCATTATCTTCTGCGTTTCCAATATTTGTTAATGCCTTGTTTAAGTCAACCTGTTTTACTTCTGGAACATTAGGTAAAGTTGTTGTTGGTAATCGAGCCTCGTTATTCCGTAAAGAATTTAAAGCAATTTCTTTTACTAATTCTTTTTTAGTTAAAGGACGACTTGAAACGTCCATGCTTGCGGAAACAGTTTTCTGTAAATCAGTTTCACTTAAACTTTCAACAAAATCTTTTCTGATTCGATTCTTAACTGCTTGAAAATTTGCACCTTGAGAAATCTCAATAGAACCCTCGTTAAGACGTTCGCTTAAAGATGTCTGTGTATATTTTTGTGCATTAAATTGTTCAATAGCCATTCCAGAATCAGAAACAATTTGCTGACTTGCTTCCTTGTTTACCGTTGTTCCTCCTTCAGCTAATCGTTTTGCGTTCTTCTTTACTTTTGAAAACAACAACTTATCAGTCTTTAAATCTTTTTCTATAGCAGCCGCTAAACGAGCTTTTTCAACCATTAAATTTAAAGTCTCAGTCTCGCCAAAAAGATTTTTTTGATCACCTTCTATTATTGGTGATGTTTTTGCTTGCTCTATAACTTGAACAAAAGTCGCATCTGACATATCTTTTTTTGATAACGCCTTATACGCTTGTTGCATAGAACTTTCATCTAGACCACTAGCTCCTAAAGCCATAGCTTTTGATCTGGTTAGATTGCCATCAAGAACATCTTGAAAAATATTTTCAGGCAATTTAGATAAAGCCAATCCTTCCGCAGCCTTACCTGAAGACAATGGAACACCTAATTCAACTAGCTGATCAGGCTCGCTAATTCCTGTGCTTTTAAAAAATTTCGCAGCATCAATTCCTGTTCCAGATCCAGCAGAAATATTTGATAAAGCTCCTTTTGCTCTTGCCTCTTCTGCTGTCTTTGCAACTAAATAATTAACACGAAGACTTGGTATCCCTTTCTCAAGTGCCAAGTTATAACGATTGTGACCGTTGACTATATAAACATTCCCGTCTGCTGGGTCTTGCCAAACATCAATAATACCCTCTTGATCAAGACTATATTTTTCAACTCCTTCTAAAGAACCTCCAACTTGCCTTCCTTGTTTATCAATATTTTGCTTGTATTGAAAACGGTCAGGGTCTAATTTTAATTCTGCTGTTGAAAGTATAGGTTGACCTGTTAAACGATTAGGCAATATTGCAATACCTTCTTGTTCTTCTATTTGCTTAAAGGCTGTAATTAAATCAAGTCGATCTGCTGCTTCAGGTTTCTTACCAAGAATAGATTGAAGCTTTAAAGCAAACTCATCGTTATTAGCAATAGCTCTTAAAGTTTCAACATTAATTTGATCAAGCTGATCCCAAAAGTTTTTTCCGTTAAGAGAAGACACAGGAGCAGTAACAAGCTCCATTGTTGTGTTTTCATCAACGGCTGAAACGCCTTCTCTTTCTGTAACATCGCTAATTATTTCTTCAATACTCTCACCAGCATCATGTCTTTCTTTTATTTCTAAAACTTCGTCAGTTGTTCTTCCGTTTACTGTTTCAACGATAGTGTCTACTTCGGGTTTAGTTTTATCTTGGTATCTGCTGTCTGACAATCCATGCTGTTCTAATAATCCCTGTTCAGCCTCGTCTGCTGTTTGTGTTTCGAGAGCTTCACCAGGCTTGTAAGCATCGTTTGAATCTTTTTTAATTACACCTGATTCTTCTAAAAAAGATCTAGTACTTTCTCTTTTTAATTTTGTATTTATTGACCTTCTTCCACGTTGATAAGAATGACCTAAAATATTTACAGCATTTGATTTAAAAATTTTAAAATCTTTTGCTAGACGTTCTATCTCTTTAATACTCCCATACTCTAAAATTGTTCCTGTGAAAATTGCTGCTGG